GTATGTATTGGTGTGTATTGGTATGTATTGGTGTGTATTGTATGTGATTATTTAAACAATTTCATAGCGATTACAATATGATTTTATATTTGAATTGTATACACTGACTACAAATATATTAAAAGATGCAAAAAATGTAATTGCTAAAATAATTTGTCCAAAAACAATTAAATAAATTCTTGGAATAAAATTTAAAAAACCTTCAAAGACTATACCAATCGCCAGGATAAAAACATTACTAATATTTATTATTTGAAAACATGTAAGTGATTCTAAATTATCGTATGTGTTTTCTTTATTTTGGCAAAAAATAATACAATTGAACACAAGATTAATTGAATAGATTATTGTTGTGCTACCACAAATAATAGCTACATAATATTCGTTGGACAAATAATCAAATAAAAATATGTGTAAAATAAATTCCACAACATAACTCAATAAAAAAAATAATGAACAAATTAAAATTATTCTCCAACTTTTTGGATACATAGAATCTTTTTTTAATTGTATTTAATAATATTAACCAGAATAATAAATTTATTAATCAATTTTTTGTAACATCAGTTGGAATATTTTGATACAAAATTTTGGCTACAGGTGAAAAGCAAAGCGGGCATGTCCAATTAATTTTATTATTTGTCCATTCGTTCCATATATTTTCCTTAAAATAATGTAGTTCTTTATCGCATCGAACATATGTATCATCTATTAATATTCCATCGTATGAAATGTTGCAACATGTTTCTGTACCAATATAATGATATTTCGTAACTAATTGTACAAAACCAAAATTTTCTTTTTGTTCTTCGGTCAATAAATTAATTATTTCAGCTTCTATTTCATAAAAATATTTCATAATTAGCTTTTGGCCGTATTGAGTAGCAGTATGAATAGCTTTGTATTCTTGTTGTTTAATATTAATACCATTATCTACGAAAAACTTTATAATAGGTAGATGACCACCAAATTGAATACTGTTGATAAAAAATGTAAACATTTGATCCGGAGCACCTACAAATGCTTCTTTTGTGAAAAAATATTCTAAAATATGTACGTGATTATTTAGTATTGCCTGAATGCAAATTTTACTAACAATTTCCGGAACAGACGAAAAATAATATTTATCCAGTATGGCTTTTATAAGATCTAATTTACCATATGTGGCTAATTGGTATACACACCGATGATTTTCTATATGCACTGGAATACCCTTATTAATTAAATCATACATTAGACTATCGTGATTAGTTTCCACACACATTATCATGATATTTGGTTCTATCTCATATAGATTCATTTCCAATTCTATCATTAACTGAATTAAATTTGTTTTTCGTTGAAGAAAAGCATTCTTGATTGCATTTTTTAAATCGATAGTAATCGTAATTGGTGGAATATCTATTAATAATATTTTATTAGCATTTGTTCCTATTAAAATTCTTCCTACGGTTAACATATCTTTATCAATTATGTCTGGATTTTCAATAATAGATTCTGGTTTCCAATTATTGATATCTGCTTGGATACTTACCATATCCAAAAGTTTATTTACAACTCGTTTTCTAGCAGCAATAATCTCTGCTGGGAACTCGCTCATGGGAGATTCATTAACAACTCGCCGAGTTTCCCGTAATTGAAGTGATTGATTCGTCACATTGTTGTGATTTTGATCATCATTGCGATCAAACAAAATATCATGGTTTGTTTCTGACATTATCTACTGGTTCATAAATGAACTAATATTTATAACCAATTTAAAAATATTCTCGCGCATTTCTCCGGAGCCTGTATATATTTCGCATGCATTTAGAAATTTTTGAATACGCGCACCAATAAAGTACAAGGTATAGTAATTACAATTGTTTAGAACTCTAGTTAAATATTTCGATCAATATAGATTTACATATAATATTTGTACTAATGAATATAAGAACTGTAGCTTTCCCACCTGGTTTGAAAATTTAATATCTATAAATCATAGATAATTAAGATGGCTTGTGGATTCGGAGGAGGATGTGGCCCATATGGTGGCTATAACAACTATAACAATAACTGCAATAATTCTTGTAATGCTAATCGTGCATTAGATAATGCTGCGTCTCGACGCAATAATGTCGCTTGCAATAACAGGGAAGTATATTACGAAAAACAAAACTGTTACAATTCTGCTGATGAAGCCTGCTGTGCTAATGCTGAAAGGGATTGCACTGCTAACTGCAATAATAATTGTAGTTGTGGATCATGCGGATATGGAGGCGGTGGATATGGTGGATGCGGATATGGAGGCGGTGGCGGTTGCGGTATTGGAGGCGGTTGCGGAGGTGGTTTTGGTGGCGGCGGTGGATGCGGAGTTGCAGGCTGTTCTGGTGGCTGCGGATTTGGAGGTGGCTATGGAGGTGGCTATGGAGGCGGTTATGGCCCACGCAGAAATTGGGGAGGTGCTGGCAGACCATATAATAAAAGCTATGGTGCACCCAGTTCCAAATTACATAAAGGTGTTGGATACAATACCGCTAAAAAATCCGGTCGTTATTAATAACCCGGACAAATATAATTTAATCATTTAATTTTCGGTTGAATCAAAACCAAAAATTAAATAATATATCATAAAAAATTGCAATGTTATAAGCAAAAAAATCTACCCAAATTATACTAATATGGACAAATTTATAGACATGAATTCGAATGATGATATTCAAATGAACAGAGCAGAATACAATCACAAGGTTAATAAAACAACTTTGCATTTAGGAGAACTTTTAAAAGCAAGAGAAATGAAAAAAGCCAAAATTCAAAGCCTGATGTGCGGCAACAATATTTTTGATTGTAAACAAACTACATCACAAGAACAATTTAATCCACCAGGATTTTGTAATAAGGAAACTATCCCTACAACAAACACTAATGAAGAATGTAAACCGTGCCAAATATTATGTAGTAGCATTACCGAAAATATTTCATGCCAAAAAATTTGCGAATATTCAAACATATGGGAAACATATTGGCCATTTATTGGCAGTAGTGAAAATAATCCGAGTTTAGAATTTGACCTATATTATGCTACTTTTAATTCAATGCTTGTCAAAAAATGGAATACTAATTTACCAACACCATCAACCACTTTTTTTCCAAATAAAGATTTATTTAGATTAAATTTGGTAACTGATAAATCTTTATTTGATTTTGATTTTAAATTTGAAAATATTCCATCTTCTGGTTCATCAACAATTATTAATATTTGTCCCCAATCATCTACATATCCACTTAACCCGAATCAATATATTTTAATTAGGGATCCTAATATTGTCGTAACCAACCCCGGTACATCACCAACTGATATTTTGGCGATAATTGGGTACTATCATTCCAAGGAATTATATATTAACCAATTGACTAGCACACTAGATTCGTTTGATACTATCAAAAACTTATTTTTATCGACACAACTTTTTTTTATGCATGTTACTCATGTACCATATCATGTGAGATTAATTGTTACACATAATAGTACACTTGGTGAAAATTTATTTTGTGTCAATATTGGAACAAATGCTGAACTTGAAATCAGGGAAACATTAATTCCGACAACAATTACTCCAATAACACCAAATGATAACACCACCGAAATCATTATATCGCAAAAAATAATTTATATTAATGGAAAATATTTTATGACATACGCAACATATATTAATAATATTTCGGGAGCATTACAATTAGGGGTAGTTCCTGGCTATACAACTGATTCGAGACAAGTTCCTTTACAACTTGCTGTTATGTTATTATTGGGAACAACCGCTCCTATTGTTAATTTAGAAACAAGAGTTGGATCAACCGATCATGAACGCGCAATAATTCGTTTATACAATGATGTCCTTAAAAAAATTCTAACTTAAAATAATTATAACATAACTATATATAAATGGCGGATAATCTTATCAAAATTTCTGATGCTCATGCTCGAGTATTAGAAAGAGCATCCAATATTAAAAATGGAACAGCAAAAAATCAATTATTTAATGATAATAACGATAATGATGATAATTGTATTTATTTACAGCCATATTTAAAGGACAAAATATATACCAATCCAAATAATTTTATTGTGGAAAAAAATAAAAAATTACCTGTTCAATATCATAAACAAATTTTCCAAGCTAATGATTTGCCAAATTATAAATCAGTTGATTCTTTTATGTATGTCAAATGTAACACTAGTGATACTCTTCGCATTAATTTAGTTTCTCCTGTATTTGATCCTAAATTTAATTCTAAACCCGTTAATAGTGTTAAAATGATTAAAAATAATGACGGGAGTGTGGATTTTATTGTTTATTTTGGAAACAAATGCGATAAAATTATAACACAACCACATTATCCTAAAAATCCAGTATATGTTAATAGCGTCAAGCCAGTGGATTTGTGTAATCCATGTAATCAGAACAAATGTTAAAAAATTATTAGTTATAAATATTTATTAAATATTTATGACAAAAATAAAAAATGTACTCGACGGGTTTTGATCCCGCTACCTCCCGACATCAAGACGGGCGCTCTACCAAATGAGCTACAAGCACTGACGATTTTAGTTTAGCTGTGTAACTCCCCAACCAGAAAAATTCCGGCTATTACTGGAGTCATTTGCGGCTCTCAAAAAATACATACGAATGCATGTATTTTTACGAGGCTTTTTCATATAAATATGAAAAATTTGGGCTTGGAAGCCCAAACTCACCTTATAAAAAGTATGTAAAATGCACGCATTTTCATATTTTTTAAAGGTTCGGACATTTCCTCTAGTAGTTTGTTGCTGTATGACCATTTACTAGGGTCACTTTGTATATCGAGTAAACTTTTTTTGTTGACTGAATATGTCGTAAAATTTTTAGCTGTATGACCACAATCACGGGTCAACTGGAAAAATCCGGGTACCAACTTTTTAGCTGTATGATTCTAACTAGAATCGCGAACACCACCGCATATGCCAAAAAAATTTAGCTGTTTGTTTCTTTAACAAGAAACAATACTACCAGTATTGTTATGTTGCTGTTTGGCTTACTAGGGTCGAAATAAAAAAAAAACTTCTCTTTTGATTATTTGCTGTTTAACCCAACTAAAGCCATTTGATTAGTATTTTATTGTGGAATCAATGGTACTCCACAATAATAGTAGATAACAAGTTTTTATATCACTTTTGATAATATTATAATTTAGTAATTATAATATTATCAAAAAGATTGCAAAAAATTTAACAAATCATAACCTGTGCCAACATATGCAAAAATAAAATTAAATAAAAATTATTGGAAATAGATATTATAGCCCAAAAAACGCCAATAAATGTTTGTACCATCAATAAATAAATAATAAAATTCAAAATGCCAATACCACAATAAATTATCGCACCACGATCATAACTATTTATTTTGTATAGTTGTAAATTTATCGTCAAAATAACAAAAAGCGCAAGTACATCATTAAAATAATTATTTTGGCTATCCAAATAATAGTGGCAAATACAAACAAGCACAATACCATTAATTATACCCATTATATTCCAAACCGATGTATATTTGTAACAAGAATATTTAGAGGTTTGACATATTTTGAAATATCCAGTATTGTCTTGTGGTATTTTTTTGTAAATTACCAAATAATAAATTCCGGCAATTGCCCATGCAAAATTAAACGCTTGTAATACAAAACCATTAAATGGTGATTCATATAATATATGGTAATTGATAAGACAATGTGCTACAATGGCAAAAATAACTGATGCTGATCGATAAAAGGTAAAATTAATTAATCCAGTATTTTTATGATAGCATTCAGTTGCTAATTGAAAAATTTTAACCAAAGTAAAAAACTCCTTAATAGAAAAATCAGCGCTATTTTCGACGAAATCACTACCCTTAATAGCTACACTAATACTAGCAGCATTGAACATACCCAAATCATTAAAACCATCACCAATAGCAAGTACATTAACATTAGCGGATTCAATTAAACTGGTTACCATACTTTTATCACTGGGAACCATATTGTATCCAATAAAATTTTTACTAGCAACCAAACATTGCTGAAATTTTGTTTTGTCTGATAAGACTTTAATATCATTTCCTCCAAATACCAAAGTTTTATCCACGACTGCTGATGCTGTTGTATCAAAATTATATTCTATTAAATCTTGGTCGCTGGAAAATATATTAACCTCTTTGGCAACTGTTATGGCTGTTATTTTTCGATCACCAGTACACAAACTACAACTAATACCATAATCATTTATTTTCGCAATGGCTGCACTGACATTTGTTTGTAATATGTCCCTAATTCCAATAATTCCTAAAAATACCAAGTTTGATTCTAATAAATCGATAGTCTCCTGATTTTCCGAGTTTTTTAATGCAGCTATTTCGCTATTATTCAACTTCTTATACGCAAATGATAGTAATCGCAAATCCGGATATTTGTCACCAATTATTTGTTCTACTTTTTCCAATTTATTTTTATCATTTGATTTTATTTTGTGATAAAGTATATCAATCGATCCCTTGGTGTAAATAAAATAATCATTTTTATTATTTTTCACAAGTTTACTCGATAATTTTCTTTCAAATGTAAAATCTAAACCATTTATCTCGACATATTTATAATGATATTCATCACTGTTCACAAAAAGAACTGTATTATCATTATTATTTATAATACTGGATCCCAACAAATGGTAATTTGCTCTAATAATTTTATCCTCATTGGTAGCAAATTCGTTACCACTATGATGAATACATAATCCTAAACATTTTAAAAAATGTTTAGGTACTGATTTATGGCATGTCGTAAATGTTGTAATATCAAATACTTCTACTGAATCAGCTGCTATTATTTTAGTAAATTCTAATTTATTTTTTGTTATAGTACCAGTTTTGTCACAAATAATTTTTTTTATTTTGCCAAAATCATCTATTTGTGAAGCATCATTTACAGTTAAATATTGATCGGAACCCATTTTTGCTTCGTAATTTCTCGCCAATATTAAAAAAATTTTAATAGAAAATGGAATTATTCCATTAAATAGAATCCAATTTTGAACACAATATAACATAAATACTACAATACTCGGATTAACTGAATGATATGTTTTAATGAGTGATATCATTATTATTAGAAATATCAATAAGCATACACTTATATTCATCATGTATTGACCAACAAATTTATCAATTGTGGAATATTTTGTGCGAGCGTTTTTAATTTTTTTATTAATTTTATCATTACCGCATGCTGAAACCCATATATAGATACTATCCGATTTAATAATGGATCCGGCTGCAATAAGATTGGATTGTGATATTTTAATTTGTTCATTGGGCAAATTTATCCAACCATCAAAATTTGTATCACTAACAGAATGATAATTTATTACTAATACAGATCCAATATAATCATCCAAACTGAGATTTTTATTTGGTTTAGGTATATGATGTATATTTGATTCACCAGTTAGCAGTGCTAAATTTATTTTAGCATAATTTTCTGACACAGTATCAATTAATATACCATCGATTGGTACAACATCGTTTTTTACCAAAAAAATAATATGTCCTGGTAATAAATGTTTATTTTTGATTTGGCATACGTTTTTAAATTTATCAACATAATTATAAATTTTATTATTTTCACTTTTATCTTGAGATCTAATATTATTCCACTTTATTACAGCAGTTATAATTTCGATTGAAACACAAATTGCTAGCGGAATTACTGTACTAAATGGCCCAGTCGGACTCCATTCGCGTGGTAAAATACCCAATGTGGATAATTGAAAAATTGATATGAACAAAAAATAAATATTTTCGTAATTACTAAAATATTTAAATATTGTCACAAACGGTACCAAATAGATAGAATATGGTAACCGATTTATTTTATTGTTAGATTTGAATAAATTTGGTTGTTTAAACGCTGAATTCATTTCTTATTGGTATATTTTTATTACGGTGAAGTATTTTTATTAATTAAAAATCAATTTTTTAAAATACTAGCGTCTTCTGGTGCTAGATACATTATCGTGTTCTTATAATAAATAATTATTCGAAAAAATAATTATTTGTTATGTTGTCCCATAGGTGAATCGAACACCTGTTTCCGACTTATAAGATCGGCGTCCTAACCACTAGACGAATGGGACTTGAGGTATTTGGGAATCGAACCCAAGATTTTGGCTTATTAGACCAATGTTTTACCTTGTCGCTTTCAGCGCAGGTTGAACAAGGCTTTAGCCGATGTTCTACCACTAAACTAATACCTCGTAGTTCATTCCGGAATCGAACCGGAGTTATGACTTCGTAAAAGTCGTGTTCTACCATTGAACTAATGAACTGAGCCTGCTGTGGGAATCGAACCCACCTCATCTGCGTTAAGAGCGCAGCGCATATTCCAATCTGCCAAGCAGGCAATCTATACTGTATCAGAATAGATTGCTTATTATTTCGATAATGGGATTTGCACCCATGCCGACACTTTGAAAGAGTGCCATCCTAACTATTAGAAGATATCGAACCACCATTGGCAAAAATCGAATTTGCGTTTTCAGTTTGAGGGACTGATGTCATACCACTAGACCACAATGGTTATCCTTAATAATTATATTAATGATAACTATTTTGTGTCGTACGCGAATCGAACGCGTATCTTGTCGCTGGCAACGACATATTTTACCACTAAACTAACGACACATTTTATCACCGGAAATCGAATCCGGGCTTTTTTCTTGGAAGGAAAACGTCATACCACTAGACCATGATGAATTGATTCGATTTAAATTTTCATTAAGCCAAACCAGTGAACTATTACATCCACATAATACAGTATATATTATCTTTTTATATCATAATTTGTATATTTGCGCTAATTCGGGTAACTATTTTATTTTAAACAATGGGTGGGTCATGTTGGATTGTGTCACCAATAATACTATTAATTTTGGGTAAAATGCTATTAATTAATTTTTCTCTCAATATATTTGTTGAATATTTTTTATTTGATTTTGAATATTTATAAATATTAAAGTAATTATTTTCTTGAGCAAATTTCAAATATTGGCGTAAAATTTTTTTTTCTTGGTTAGTAATTTCGTGTGTATTTGTTTTTTCTATTATTCTTATGATGTAATGTATTACGTCATTAACAATATTATCACTATTAATTGCTCGATAATCAATTCTAATACCAATACTATGTATTTGGATTTGAACATAACCACTAATATCGTAGGAACAATGACAAAAATAAATTCTTTTAAAAAACTGCATATTAATTTTTTTATTAAAAATTGATGGCCGCTTAATAATTTCCCCTAATTTTCCAACTAAAATATAATTTATTTTGGATACCAAATTAGAATTTTCAAAAGTTTTATAAACAAAAATATTATTAAAATAATCATTATCAGTCGACAAATAAATAATATCACTTTTTGCATGTGTTTCGAGAATATTCAGGAATCTATTAATGTATTTGTTTGATGGATCCAATGATAAATAATAAAAAGGAGTTTTATTTGTAACAATAAATAAATTTTCGCAAAAAATATTTTCAGTAATGGATTGTATAAGCCAATTGTCAAAATCCTGTTCGTTGTTTTGTAGAGTAGTGCTTTGGGATAAAGCAGTATCATTTTTATAAATGTCAAATTTTCCCTGATACAAACTTTCAATATCGACGAAAATAAATCTCATTTTTTTTTGATAATATTGAGAAATTGTGTTCCTAGTAAAGTTTAAATTTCCCAACTTAACCTGCTCCTTTGGAGAGTCCTTGGACACTCGGAACTCTTGTCCTTCAGACACGCGAGACGACAAGGTATAATCAGCTTGATACGGTTCATGAATAACATCAAGAACAAAATAATCAGCCGCATCAATTGTTGAATATAATGGTGTTGATATGCAATCAAAAACTGGATCATCGATAACACCATTTAAAACAATTCCAAAACTATACATTTCTTTTTGCATCGCACTAACATTTAAATGCGCAACTGGATTATCTACATTTTCACAATTTGCAACAAAAAATACTAAATTTTTATCGTAAATATTTAATATTTCTTTTCGAATCATTTACTACAATAATATATTGTTTTTTATAATATATTTTTATTATCATCACCACCATCAAGTATTATGACTTGCGAAAAAAAGATGTCATAATTATAAAAATCGTAAAAATAGTAGCGGTATAACAAAATGACGGCACCAATAAAAATAACAAATAGAATCCAATGAATATTATTGCGTTTAGGATGATGCACATTGTAGAATAGCAATTATTTTCTCTGTATGAATCCCGGTTTATTTTTTTTTCTAAATTTTTATCCTTTTCTTCAAAAACTCGATACAAATCCTTGCTTTTAATATTATCATATTGTATGTCCAAATAAATTTCTGTTGGGAAAATTAAAAATAAATCTACAAAAGAATGTTGCATTCCGTACGGAATAGATGGTTTTTTGTATTGTATTGTAATATTACCTACTTTATTAAAGTTACCTTCGCGATGAATAATATCAAAACCGGTGGTTCTGGGTAATAAAACATTTTTTAATTGTTGCAAATCATTATCAGTAGCATATTTATTGGAAAGTTCCATATTAGTAGAACTCATTGTTGTTCCTTCTGGAAAAATAAGAATTGATCCATTATCATCAATAGTTTTATGACTTGCATCGGTAAGAATTTTTTCGGCTATATTTTTGTTGCGCTCAATAAAAATATTGTGAATATTCTTTCCAAATGATCCAAATATCGGAAAATAACCAACAATTTTCTTAGTGACAGTTGTGACATTATTACCATTTGCACACAATATACACTGAATAAGCAGGCCATCTAATTTGCTTCTATGATTTGAAATCCAAAGCATTCTATCGGATGATATTTTTTGATTTAGGAAAATTTTGGTTCCAACCAGTTTTAGAACTAATAAATGCGCATGGGCGTAATAGTAGGTTATTTTGTTATTGTATCCTAGATTTTTTATTATGTTACTATACATATGCGCCCATGTTGTGCCAAATAATGTTTTAATATAGTACAATATTTCGGCTAAAATATTATATACAAAAGTAAATAAAATAAGCAATAAATAGTAAATCAATGCCCGTAATGGTATTTTATTCATGTTCTGGGTGTAATAACGTAATAATTTGATATATTTGAACATTTATGATACTTATCATTTTCAATTTTTTAGGATAATCGATAGTAATGTTTATTAACATTATTGTTGACTTGGATAACATTAACTACCAATAATTTTCTGAATATACCATACCAAGGGAATTCCAAATTATAATACTGGGATTCACAATCGTCATCGCTTGTATCATCATCACTTGTATCATCATCATCCGATTCTGAATTACATTCTTTGATTTTTGGGGTAACCATAATTGGAATATCATTAATTTGTTTTTCTATCGAAACCTCATCTATTTGTTTAGTATTTATTATTCGAATTGAAACGCTACGGGCAAATATACTTTGTGTGAGATTATTTGTTAAATCGGTGAATTCTTCTAATGTATGATTTGTAGTGTATTCATGAAGAGTTTCATTTGATAAACCAATGAGGTCGACAATTTTTTCAGCCGATGTGACTAATACATCGTCTAAATAGTCTTTATTTGGAGCAAACAAAATTTTTTTTAAACACAAACAAACACTATCAAGTCTAATATTTCTCGCATCCGAAATATTATTTAAATATTCGTGTACGTTGGAGTTTCCGGGTTCATATCCAAATTTAGCGTACCAAGATTTTCCTTTAGTAATTAAATAATACAACCATAATTTTGTTCGCATTTCATTTCCTGTAGTATCTTTGGTAATTAAATAAGAATCATCATCTAATCTTATTCTATAAAATCCAATAAATGTTGCTAAACAATGACATAAATTAATCAAATATTCTCCCGGTTTTAATTTTATATTTTTGTCTTGATATGATGGTATAATACCCGAATGATCATTTTCTACATATTTAATAGTTGGATCATCATTAATTGACAAAAAGAATTTTAAATATGTTTTCGTTTGATCATTATTATAGTATACAACATTGATAAATTGATGCAAACAATCAAATTCGAACACAAGTGGTAACTCACATTTTAAATATTTAATTGTTAGAGCATATTGTGTTAGTTCATGAAAATCTAAATAAATTGTTCCTATTTTTTGGCCAAAAAATTTAACTAACTCAATTAATTTATAAATCGTATCATTTGAATATTGGGTATTAATGCTTTTTTCAAAATCTTTAATTGATTTAGAAACATCTAAATCCAAAATATTTTTGTGATCCATCATTCAAATTCTGATAATATTAGTATCATACTAATATTATTGTAACAATAACAATATCAACTTTTTTTGGGAAATGTTTTTAATAAATAATTGATCAAATAACTGGTTATATTAACGACTGAATACTGAATAAAAAAATAATATCAGATGAATAAAATAAATACCGTAAGTATTTATTATGATGATAAATCAACCAAATACCATGATCCAAATTTCGGTAGTTTGGAATGTGGTACGAGAACCAATATTAATATTACCTATTTTATTTCCAAAAGGTATCGCATAGTTTATCCAAAAAAAAAATCAATTCACTTTAAATTTCTAAAAAAACTCCATCAAAATAACAATCTTGTCAAATATTTATCAAAAACATCTTTCGACCAAAATCTTTTGCAAAAAATTTTACGCCAAAAATCTAAAAATATAACAACAAGGAACTGTCATGGATGTACTTCCGCAACATCGGATAATAAATGCGAATTATGTGGTACCGAAATTAAAGAAGTTAATTTTTTTAAATATGCACACATTATTGATAATCGAATTTTGGATTCAGATACAACATACATTACACATAATAGTTATGCATTGATTAAAAATGTTATTAATTTGGTTTGTTCAATGGTATCGGATATCTATACTAAAAAAACTAATCATGGTTTTGCAATAGTACGTCCACCTGGTCACCATGCATCATTTAATTTATCCGGAGGATTTTGTTTGGTTAATAATATTGCAATCTGTGCTGAATATGCAAGATTTATTGGTTTCAAAAATATTTTTATTTTTGATTTTGATGCACATCATGGTAATGGAACACAAGAAATATTTTATAATAGAAAAGATGTATACTATTGTTCGATGCATACTGCAACGGCATATCCAAAAACAGGTTTAGAAAATGAAATAGGCAATGAAGAAGGTTCAGGATATAATTTAAACATCATTGTACAAAAAAATATTGATACGGATTCGTATTTGGAAATATTTAGATCCAAAGTTGTTCCAACAATTGCAAAATATTGCCCCGATTTAATTCTAATATCTGCCGGTTTTGATGGGTTGGCTACTGATCCAATGGCTATTATGAAATTAACTCCTACATGTTATGGGGAAATTATCGAAACATTGGTTAATTTTGAAGTACCAATTGGTATGGTCCTTGAAGGAGGTTACGATACAAAAGAATTACCAAAATGTTACGATATTTGTTTAAAAAAATTGGCTGGTTATTAATAAATTTATTAATAAATTTATTAACAATCATTTTTATTTGGGAAACAAAAATTTATCAATAATTTCGGATTCGCGTAATTTATTTTGAATAATTTTTTCATTGATTTTATTTTTGAAACAAAATGTTTTATTTAATAAATTAGTTATTATGCTTAAATTTTTTATACTCGTGCATTCATTAATAATATTTGTTAATGCATTAAATTCTGATTCGTTTATGTCATCAGATAACTCTTTTAAAATACTTTTTGCTATTTCTTTTTTGAGATTTATTCGTTTTTTTTCTAAAATACCTTTAGCAACATCCTCAATAGTATAACCTTCTTTTAGTATATTTTTGAAATTATATTTATGATCGTTATTTATTGTATTATTATCTGTATGTTTTTTGGCATCCAAAACAAGATGACGATTATTATAAAAATGTTTTTTTAAATGTGCTATTAATTTTTTTTTTGCTGTTGCATTAATTTTATTTGTTGGTGAAAGTATTTCGCTCAAATTATTTAGTGTATTTTTAATAGTATTTTTAGTATCATCCAATAGAAAATCTTTAATTTCTTCATAAATTTTTAATAAATCTTTTTCTTTCGATTCAAACAAAACTTCTAATATAACATCAATTCGTTCTGTAATCCATCTATTACCATCAAATATGATACCGTATCCGAAATGTTGATCTGTATAACCGACATTATGATGATTTTTTTTATCAGGATTCATATTAACTTCCACAATAATCATTTCCATTGGATTTTCATTAGAAGAAAAAATGGCAACTCGTTCGGGTAGGGTCAAACAATCAATTCCATCTTTGGCAAAAGGAACTAAATTGTATTGATTTATAATAATTTTATTATTATTTCCAGTAATTATTGGTCCATTATTTCCAGTAATTATTGATCCATTATTTATTTTATTGTTAATATTATTTTTTTCGCATAATATTATGCATTTTTTGATATGTCGTCGATAATTATCTTTTCGATCGAATTTTATATCGCATTTTTTACATTTATAAAATACTATTTTACTATCAACATTACTCGCGAATTTACATGGTTTTTTTCTTGATAAATGTCTATTATAATCACCTTTGTGTGTAAATATTTTAAAACACTGATTACACTTGTATTGTACCATACTACACCATTATAGTTAATCCTTTTTTATTTTTAAACAGTTAAAACGTGTAATAAAATATTATGAGGTGTAATTTCGATACAAAAAGTAATAAAGCATACAGTATCAAGAGGTGTAAATTATATTTAAAAAAGTAATGAAATATTCTGAGGGGTATTTCAATACAAAAAATAATTAAAGCATATAACATCAAATAATACAAAAAATACGAGGTGTAACTTAATACAAAAAATAGGTACAGTTGCCTAATAGGAGGTGTACTACCGTATCAAAAATAGCATCAGCATACTACTGAGGTGTTGGTCCGCGCGGGAATTTAACATAACATAAATAATTGGAATTTTTATTTTTGTACATAAAAAAAATTCTCAATACAAAATTTTTTTAGAGGTGCACAAAAATAGTAGTTTTTAATTTATTTATTAATTTAAATTTTTTGCCAAGAAAACTTTTAATTTTGTTTTTTTTATTAATAAAAAATAAAGATAATAATTTTATTAATAAAATAATATTTATTTGTCCACTGTAACATAATTTAAAATTTTATTAGCAACGATATCAAGTGGTTCCGGATATTTTTTATCATAATTAACAATATGTGGATCTATTATAGAATAAAGTTCATCATAAGTATTCATATCATCAATAGTGATAAGATTACAATTATAGCATGAATCTAAATAAGTTTTATAAAAAGAACGAATATTTTTAATATCAGTTGGTTCTATTTTATTATCGCATTTCATTAATAAATATTTTATTATTTTGTTTTTGTAAATGGTTGATTCATTTTTATATTTAAATTTATCAAAAATAAATATTTGGTTACAAATATATCTTACAAAAGCTTTTGATAAATTATTTTCACTAATAACAAAATTATTATTATTGTTTTGACGATTGATGAACAAATGTTTAACATTATTATCAAAAACATAATTAAAAATTAATTTTATCAAATCATAATTGTTCAATTTATCATTTTGAAGATTCATTTTTCCGCATAATTCATTAATAGATACTAAATTCAAATAGTATTGTTTATTTAATTGGTTTATTGATTGGTACCATTGTTTGTGTGTTTCGACTTGTTTTAGCATTTGATTATAATTATTTTGTGTCCATAAATAATCTTGGATGAAATATTGGGAATATTTTTCTTTGTAATCATTTAGAGCTTTAGTATTTTCCCTATTTTTCAGGAGTTTTGTAAAAAAAGTATCATCACCCAATAAACAATAAAACACATTTGCTTCTAATAATTTATACAACGAATCCAAAAATACTTTTTCATTGTTCAAATCTAAATTTATGTCCAATTCCAAAAATAATGGATATATTTTGCGGGAAGCAACCGTTGGATAATTATTACCCGATTCAATTATTGAATGCACAAATATCATATCTGCCAATATAATAGTTATGGCTTCTGACATCATTCTAGTAATCATATAAACTCGATAGTACAAATCATTATGGTTCCCTATAAAAATAACATCGGGACGTACAGCAAAATGGCCAAAATCATGTATCATGTAGGTTAGTTCATGCATGATATCATTTGGTTTTCCGGTAAAAGGAATACCATTGATTCCAGGATTCCAGTTTAATTTTATTCTACGATTAATAGCCGACATAAAATAAATACCATTTTGGTATACATAATCAATTATTTTAGCGATACCATAATCAATCATTTTTGGATTGGACTTTATTAAATTATTTAGTACGGTTCTAATACCATTAGTATCAAAATCGATTGATCTTAATTGCTTTTGTGGATGATATGCCAAATCTATTTTATTTTTATAAAACAAATGTTCTGTAATATATTTAGATACGCATGCATCTCTTGATGAAATTTTAATATTTATTTCATTTAATTGAACATAATTCATATGACACGACAAGAGATAAAATTTATTATCCCAATCAAATTTAGCTGGTATTGGATCACTATATAAATCAATATATCCGCATGTCCGTTCTGAATAATTAACAATATTAACTATTTTATTATTTTTGATTTGATAAACTTTTAATTCGGATAAATGTTCAGCATCCTCTAAATGATTCATATCACATCGAATCAATGTACCAGTTTTTACCAGTGAACTTCTCTCACGAATAATAGCAACCAAAATTTTATCCAAACCAAATTTATATTTTGAAATAATTTTTTCTGGTGATAAAAATTTATTTTTTTCATGAATCATAACAATTCCATAAGGATCGAAATGACGTTTGACTTCCGGAACTTTATGCCAACTTGCCGTTTGGAAAATAACAATCCGATTCATTTTCTTCCAATATTATTGTATGTTATGAATTATTTATATTCGACCCTCTAAAGATATATACATTAGTATATATTTTTACAAGGCTTTGTGCTATTTTTTAAAAGATGCTAATTGCTTTATTTGTATCGTACAGTTTGTTGAAATTATCTAAATTTGTTTGTAAAATAGACATTAAATAAACATATATTGTGTTAAAATTTGATCCCCTTTTATACATTTCATTTATTATAAATTTTAATTGACAATTTTCATTGGGATTAGTAATATTTTTTGATTGTAGTAGTTGTAGAGTGATACCAATATATCTTATTAAATTAAAAATTTTTTTACAAACCCATTTATCCTCATATATATTATTTAGCATATGTGTATTAATTGTATTATTTGGACTGGATAAATTTGGTAGATTTATTTATATATTAATTTTATATCGATCAACACAATACAAAGAATATTCCAATTCTGATATAATAGCCAATCCAATTAAATTTTTATCATAATATTTTTCCAAGTAAATTTTTTTATAATCAATTTTGTTGACTGGTATGAATTCTGGCATATTAAAAAAACATTCTATCACATTTAAAAAATTTCTTTTGATGATTTTTTTGAAATTCTTACTCGAATACATTACAACGTCGTATTGTTTATCATTGATTTGGTATGTATTAAGATCAAAAGTATGAAAATAAACTTCTTTGAAATTTTTTTTGAATTTTAATTTTTTTTGTTTAACATTAGCTACTATTAATATGTCGTAATCCGATGTTTCAGTAGCATAACCGTGTACGCGAGATCCATGATTATAAACATTTGTTACGCGATTTGGATCTAAATTCATTTTTTTAAAAATTTCATTTAGATCTGTTTCTGGTGTTAAATAATTTATTTTTTTGGTACACATCATTAAAAATTAAAGCATGCTCATTTTTTATATTAATAATAGAATTAACCAAATTATTTTATTAATATATTTTAGGAAGGGATAATTCCTACTGGTTTCATTAATTGTTGTTGTATCATGTTTTCTAATGCAACTTCATTTGCTCCAATAAATTTGTTAATATATCTTCCACCATAGAAAAAACTGAACGTGGGCAAAGTTGATATCTCACATACTCCAATAACTGAAGATGTTGCTTCATTATCACTATTCAATTTATAAAACCCAACATTCGGATATTTTTCCTCCAATTTAGCATAAAAGGGAGCAATTTGTTTACATGGACCACACCAATTTGCAAAAAAATCGATTACCACTAAACCTGTTGCATCGTTACCAATTGCCACGGCAAAATCATTAACAGACTTAATTTCATTAACCATTTGAGTATTATATCTAAAAAAAATATTTTTAAATATAATAATTTGACGAAAAATTTTATTAATAGTATCAACATATTAACTAAAAAATAATCCATTAATATTATTAATAGTATCCTCATAATCTTTAACAGCTACACCATTGACAAGTTCATGAGAATAGAGCGGATAATCATTTCCATCAGGATCACATCGATCACCAAAATAATAAATTTTATCATAAATGTTATTATCCATCATAAAACCAACAATTTGTGATTTATTCCATCCTTTTAGACAAACTCCAACACCAACGGCGCCCCCGTAAGTAATTTCAAATAAGTCATCTTTATTGACTTTTTTGAGTTCAACCAATAAATTTTCTCGCAAATGTAATTTTTTATCCGCTTCTAAAAAAAATGATCTTTCGTGAGTAGTTGCTTGGATTCCAGGCGGAGATATATATATTAGTCCTTTTCTAAAATCAATTTGATTACCATGATAAATTATTGGCATTTCTGAAATAACAAATAATGCTTTTTTAATAATTGTATTCAATACTTCTCTATTGCAATAATCTAACATATTTTTTTCTTTGACAACAATACCATCAATTTGTACAACAGCACCACATTCCGAAAATATATATTTAAAATATTCGATAGCTGATCCCATTTGCCATGTTATTTTTTCGGCATTTCCACCACCGACTAAACCCAAAGAAACATTTTCAAGCTGCGACAATTTTTCTATTATTTGCATCATATCCTGTTTAATAATTTCACCACTTGGTGTTAGTGTACCATCGATATCAAAAAGTATTATTGTCATCTTTTGATGTTATAATATTATCAATAAATAAATGTTTGTCAGATATTTTTTTCAATCAATTTTTTTTTACTAAACAACAATATATTATGATTTATTATGATTTATTATGATTTACTATTCTTATCTTCTTTTTGAACCAGAACGTTTCTTTTGAGTTTTTGAACCGGATGATTTGGTTTTCAATTTAGAATTTTCTTTTGCTTTTTTATTTAATCTGGCTTCTTCTTTTTCTAGTGTTTCAACAACTTCTTTTTGTGTTTTTAATTTTTTAACAAGTTTATCTCGTCGAACTAATAATTCATCCAATTTTTTTTGAGCCCTTTTTTGTTGTGAAGGTTTAGCATCTCTGTCCTCGGTAATAACTTTTATATTTCTAACTTCCTTTATTAAAAATTTAGCATCATCTTCTATTTTTTTTAATTTTAACTGTTCTTTGACAATATCAGATGATTTTCCTTTGGCTGATTTTAATAATTTCTTATCAATAAGTTCTAAACCGTAATATCTAACCTGGTTAGTTTGAATACAGTATTCAGGAGTTCCCCGAATTTTCCCTCTTGGTATTGGTCCTATACCGCAATACATATTTTCCCCCATAATTATATTAAATTAGTTAGATTATCTTTTTTGAAATGCATTATTTGATATTTATAAATCATAAATTTTTGTAATTTATAAATATTCAATTAAATCGGTTTAATCCGAACCATCAGATTCTGATTCGGCGTCTGATTCCGAATCTACTTTTTTAGATTTTTTAGCGGGGGCTTTTTTAGCCTTCTTCTGTGGTGCTTTTTTAGCTGCGGCACCCTTTCCTTTGGCTGCGGGTTTCTTGGCTGATTTTGATCCAGCGGTTACAATACCGTGTTTCTCTTTGTAAACATTCCATTGTTTAGCGGCAAGAGCCATATATTCCTTATTAGCCAAACCTGGTTTTTGTTTGCGTTGTCTCTTTATTTCCTTTGAGATAAATTCCTGATATTGTGTCTTTTTTCGTGGTGCTTTATCTCCACCTTTTCCTTTCGGTGCGGCTTTCTTTGCTCTGGATTTAGCAACTGGTTTACTATCAGAATCCTCATCAGATTCATCATCAGATTCATCCTTGGAAGCTTTTCCCCTTCGTGCAGGTGCTTTCTTGGCAGGTGCTTTCTTGGCAGGTGCTTTCTTGCCCTTACCTTTGGCTGGTGCTTCATCATCTGAATCATCTGAACCTTCCGACATTTCATCTTCTTCATTATCGGAATCGGCCTTCTTTCCTTTGGCTCCACCTTTCGCTCCAGCTTTACCTTTAGCGGCGGCTTTACCTTTAGCTTTGGGTGCTGGTTCTGAATCGGAACCATCAGATTCATCTTCGGACTCGTCAGCAGCTTTACCTTTGCCTTTTGCTTGTGAAGCACGGCCACCTTTTTTGGGTGCTTCATCTTCTGAAGTAACAACTTCTTCTTCATCCGAATCTTCTACATCTTTCGCTTTGGAAGCAGCTTTCGAGTTTTTAGCAGGCATTGTAATGTTAATTGATATTATTATTTATTTATATCGATTACTACCTAGGCATTTTTTTTATCAATTTTTTTATAAATAAAACCAAATAAATTCATTAATAATAATTTATTATTTGATATTATGAATATAAATGCTCATATTTACATACAAACTAGAAACATATATTAGAAAAAATATACTACCCAAACTCCTTTTGGTACCAAACAAATATGTTATTAAAGGAAGTTTTCGAAGAAGAATTCCATATATCACCGATATTGATGTTGTTAATAATGTTTATCCAGAAATTAACGAAAATAATATGTATGAAGAATTATTAAAATTATTTGAAAGAATAAGAAAAGATCAAAACGTAATTCTCGTATATATAACATGTGGTATAGACGATAGATTTAAAATCAATACCGGTTCCAGCGAGGAACTTTCAAAAATAAAATCATTATTGGATAAATCTGATATTGATGAATGGGATATTATTTCGGAAAAATATGCCGATAATTTAGACAAGAAACTATTTTACATAACCGAAATAATATGGAAATATTATAAATTGCGATGGACACCTACTGAACTGATTTCCAACAAAAAAATACTTCGTGGTGATAAAACAAACCAAAGTAATGTAATAACATTTACTGAAACAATAAAAAAAAATACTTCATTATTGTTACAATATTATGTCAAAATAGAATCATACATGGTTGGTGTAGATATTGTAGCAAATTATAAACTGGTTGATATGAAAAATGCCTATATTGCCGCTGCTGAATATCAATTAAAATTAGCAAATTATAGCAAAGAATACTATTTTATGTTATTCCCTTTCAAACAATTTTTCAGAAATGATAAAAATGTATCAATGGAACTCGAAAATGTTATTGAAAAAAAATTTGGACTTTATAAACAATTATTGGTCAGAATTGATACTTATCGAGTTCTTTACCAAACAAATAATTTAGATATTCGAACAGCAACTTCTCTTGTTACTAGTTTGGTTAAGGACGTTAATTATTTGCCAGGATTCCAATCAAATACTATTAATAAAATTCAAAAAGTAGCTATGAATAATCCTCCTGATGTAAAAATGCATGAATGGTTTACATTATTGGGAACATTGTATGATGAAATAAATTCAGCCGCTAATTTAATAGCCAAAGATTATTTTTTTAAATATTTGGAAATGTTGCCCAGTGATATCAGAAATAAATACTTTTTAAACATTAGAAGATAAAAATTGATTGATGTGTTTGATTATAATATATATTGGTGTAATATACTAATATAATATATTAATGGAAATCCATAGAACCAAAGCAAGATACGCAATATTAGGGGCAATAATAGGTGATTCTTTGGGATCAACATTAGAATTTGAATCAGGAACAAACGCCAAATTATTAATTTCGAAATATTCCAAGTTTGAAAATGGATTGGTAGGTGCTGGGCCATTTCAATTAGTACCTGGACAATTTACTGATGATACTGAAATGGCTTTAGCGATTATGTCTGTAATTATGAAACAAGGATCATATGACCAAAAATATGTTTCACGTATGTATCATGCATGGTACAATTCAAATCCTTTTGATATGGGTAAAACTACAAGAACATCAGTTTCCCAACCATCATTAACAGGTATGCTACATGCAACAAAAAAATACAATTCTGGTTCTCTTAGTAATGGTTTCTTAATGAGACTTTTTGGATTAGTAGCATTGTATTATCAGAAAACTCAAAATGAAATGATTGATGCAGTTTGCGAAGATGTCAAATTAACGCATTCTAATTCAGAAGCATTACATATTGCCAGTATTTATGCAATAATGCTTTGGAAGGCGATACACGGCGAAAATGCTAATAAAATTTATTGGTGGGGAAAGAATCATTGTGGAAGTAGTTCGCTTATTGTTGCAATTTATCATGCCGTAGATAATAATTCGAATTCTTTTTTCTATCATGACGAAGAGTATAATATTAAACAAATTGACTCGCATATTTTTGGTTTTGTTGGATTTGCATTTTGGTTGTTGCTGCGTTCTATCAAATATCATAATTCTTACCAAAATGCTATTTTGGATGTGGTTTCATATGGTGGCGATACTGATACTAATGCATGCATTGTTGGTGCTGTTATGGGTGCATTGTATCCGGAAACTGTTCCAGCAAAATGGATTGGTTCAGTATTAAATTGTACTGCTACTGACAGATATAAAAATTATCCAATAGCTAATCCATTGATTTGGAAGAAATGGTTACCATAATAATAATTAAAAAAAAATTGAATTTATTAATTTATTTAAAGTAATAAACTAATAAAAGACATTATAAATGGGCGTTATCAAAAAAGAAATCAAAAATTATTTAATCAGCCATAATGATGAAGACAATTTAGAATTTATCGACTGGTTATTAAAACTTGTGGAAAAAAAGAAAACAGAAATAGATGACAAAATGGAAATTGAAAAAATTAAAAAAAAAATAAAAAAAATTGGTCTTTATTATAGCCTTAAACACTACGATATTCCTGGTGTTGAGAGAATAAAATTTATTTACTACGATCATAGTAATAGTACTAATTGGGTAGCGTATACATCTTTCGAAGATGAAATATTATTAAACAATAAAACAAAAAAATTATTACTTGACAAAAATAAAAAGATAGAAATATTTCCAAATGGTCAAATTCAAAAAATTATGGAACCATTCAAAGTATTTGTATACTATATTCGTTGTGATGCAAATGAAAAGAAAAATTTCTGGATAATTGATAAAGATGATGGTGGTATCACTGAGGTCAGAAATTATGCATTATACACTCGTGATGCGTATGGTAATAATGAAGGAGGGTTTGATGGCTACGAGGAGATAGCTCACAAAGATGAATTTGATATATTTTATTCAGGAGAAAAGGATTTAGCGAGAAAAATGATTAGAAGAAGAAAAAAAACAGAACCAAAATATTATTAATTTGTTTATTCTTTTAATGTAAAATTGAAAAAAATAAATGTAAGAATAGCCACAATATTTAATATCTCTTATGATATTTACCAAATCGTAAATAATAATATACCCAAAAATGGAAGCGAATTTTGAGCCAATCGAGAAATTACAAGAAGAATTTGAATTGATCAAACAAGAAGAATATGATTTGATTAAAAATAAATATGCCGCAGCAGATAAATTAAGAAATGCAGTTTTTGAACAACTTGAACAACTTGAACAAAATTCAT